GGTTATTTCTGTCCTTACTGATTACGCGGACCACCTCGGCAAGTTCAGGGACCTGTCGGGCAAGATTGCGGCCCAGAACTACCTGAACCTCTCCAGCCTAGAAGAGGACCTTATTGAAAAGGTCAGGGACAGGATGGACAACGACCCAGAGATGGAAGTAAGTTTCAAGGATCTCAAGGAGCTGTCCATAGCGAAGGCTAACGCTTCTAGAGAAGCGCTTACTGCACGGGGCGAGGCTACGCAAATAACCGAGGACAGGAAGGTCTTCACCCAGGATGATTACGAGGCCACGATCAAGGCAGCCAGGGAAAGAATACAGAAGGCTAAGGTAATAAACGCGGAGGTAAAGGATGCCTAGGTCAGTCATAGATGATAGCTATGACCCCATCTACGACCAGGTTCGGGGAATCCTGGGAGAGCATTTTGAGAACTACTGCTTCATAGTAATGAACTCCGAGGGGGAAATCTTCTTTGACTACAACCATCTCCCAGCTGGCAAGATGCTTATAAACGAAATGCAATACGAGATACGGGAAGATAACCTGGAGATTGAATGGGATTTTGGGAATGACCCTGAGGATCTGGAAGAAGAGGAATGACTATTGAGTTCACAAAGCACCCGATCCTGGAATCCCCTACTGACGAAGAGATTGTTATATTAGGTGAAGCGGACCCCAAGCTACTAGCTTCTTTGCACGAAGCTCACGAGGGTAGAATCCTGGCAGCGGAGACGGACCCCCTGCGTCATGGCTTCGACCTACCTGGGTGGGACCGTATGCGTGACGCTATGCGGGACTATGACGAGGTCATAACCTTCGGGGGTAATAGAAGTGGTAAAACCACTGGCTGTGCTAAGATGCTAATGGAGGCCGTTACTAGTAACCAAGACGGCCACGTTGTGTGCTTCAGCCAGAATGCGGACACCTCGGTCAAGGTGCAGCAGGCTGCGGTCTGGGAGATGATGCCGAAGGAGTTCAGGAAGAAGACAAAGAGTATTGAGGGGTATATTAACTTCAGTATGCAGAACGGCTTCACGGGCAGTTCCTTTATCTTCCCCGATACGAGGACCCGTGTAGATTTCAAGACATATACGCAGTTCAGTAATAACCAGACTATTCTTGAGGGTTTTGAGTTCGGGTTCAGGAAGGCCGATAGCCTTAACATAGGTGCATGGCTGGACGAATACCTAGGGGATGCGGCCCTGGTTAATACTCTCAGGTTCCGTTTAGCTACCAGGAACTCCAAGATGATTCTCGGCTTTACCCCGATTGATGGCTACACGCCATTCGTGGCTGAGTACTTAAAAGGCGCAGAGACGCTTGAGACTAGGAACGCTGAACTGCTGGATAAAGCGGTGCCAGTAAAGCAATACAGCCCTGAACGAGATGCTGGTATTGTTTATCTGCACTCGGACGAGAACCCCTTTGGTGGTTATGACCGTATAGCCAAGGACCTCAAGAACTCCAGCCAGGACACAATAATGGTCCGTGCCTATGGGTTACCCACGAAGTCAATGACTTCACTGATACCTAACTTTAGTCCTGAGGTTAATGTTCTATCCGATGAACCCAATAAATACGGAATGACCTTCCCTCCCGTGGATTCATTAACCTGGTATCAGGTGGTGGACCCAGCCTTCGCCAGGAACTACGTCAGTATCTGGGCGGGTGTTTCGGAGGCGGAGAATATATATATAAGAAGAGAGTGGCCCGATAGGGACACCTACGGTGAATGGGCGCTGTTCGGGGACCCGAAGTGGAGATACGGGCCAGCAGCCAAGAAAGTTGGCTACGATGTAGAGAAATATGTAGAGTTATTCCAAGAAGTAGAGGAGGAACTAGGAATACAGGTAGTCGAGAGGATAGGGGACTCCAGGTTCTTTGCTAAAGAAAATGAGAACAACGTGGACCTGTTTACAAGTTTCTATGATTACGGCATGAGCTTTATACCTTCTGATGGCCAGGCGGAGGCTGTAGGTGCCACAGCTTTGGACGAATGGTTCTTTTATAATCATGACTACGAAATTGACGAAGCGAACCAACCCAGGTGTTATGTGCATAAGGATTGTGGAAATTTAATAGAATCAATTATTAGCTATAACTCATCAGGTAAATCAGACGAAGCGCTCAAGGACTTCTTTGACGCATTGAGATATTTAAGAATGTCCAATGCTGGAATGGGTCCTGACTACTTCTCGGACCACAGCATGGAAACAACCATGAAAAACACAGGAGGGTACTAATGCCTAAGGTAAAATTAACAGCACTATCAGACGAATACGAGGTAACTTTCGAGGAGGCCATAGGTGTCGTCTTAGAAAAGATCCCTGAGGAATACATTACTGGCAGGGGTAAAAACACCTGGATCTCTGAAGAGGGGCAGGAAATAATAAAGGAGGGTCTATTTATAGACGAAATAATCCCTAAGAACTATATAGGCAAAGTAATTGCAGAATGCCCAAACCCTAGGTATAATTTTGTATACAACAAGGATATAGGAAAAAAGGTCCCAGTAATGATTCCCCGAAGATTGCAAGGCAGGTTTGTTGGTAAGATGATTAACTTTGAAGCGATTGAAGATCTAAAGGGCGTAAGCTATCGGTATGTCAAAAAAAAGAAAAGTTGAGAACACCTTGGACCAGAAGTGGTGCAGGGAGAACTCCGATAGACTAGCTTCATTTGAGATACTCAAACGCTTCGTCAAGCACGAAACCAAGGTTCCAATGTCTCACGAAGACCTATATGATAAAATAGGGGTATCTAAAACGCAATGGCATAGACTATTACAATCCCTAAAACAACGACTTAATGATAAGTGACAATATTTCTGAAGCATTAACGTACCTGTCGGATGAACCCGACGTAAAGGCACTTAACTTAGCATACGACCAAACGGTTACTGAGCTTGAAGCATACTTTGATTTATGCAGAAGCTCTTACGACGAACGAAGAAACTTCTGGCCAGGTAAGTCCAGGGATCACCGAAAGCACGGATCCGATGCATTTCCTTGGGAAGGAGCATCCGATATTGAGTGCCACATCATAGATGAGCGCATTACTCGACTAGTAGCGTTGTTCATGTCCTCTCTCCGTCGGGCTAACGTCCGAGCCTTTCCCGTAGAAAGCGGAGACATAGCACGAAGCAAAGTGGTATCAGGTTTTCTGAAGTGGATGGTTAGCTCAGGATACATCCCTCGTTTCTATAGAGAGATGGAGCTAGGCGCTAACTATATGCTGGAGCGCGGTATATTAATTACATATGTCGGGTGGCACAGAGAGGACAGAACCTTTAAACAGCTGATTGATCTAAATCAGATTGCAGAAATAAGCCCTGAGGCCGCAATGGCCATACAATCAGGGGATTCGGACGAGGAGTTAATACTCCTCCTTCAAAACACATTTGATGGAGTAACAGAGAAAAGAGCTAAGAAGGCACTGAAGCAGTTAAGAAAAGAAGGGGTTACTGAACTACCAGTTGTAAGACGGCAAGTAAATTCTCCCGAAGTTAAAACATTAGCACCCGACGGCGACTTCTTTTTTCCTCCATATGTTACTGATCCACAGCGAGCGCCTTATTGCTTCTGGAAGACTTACTACACCGCACAAGAGTTACAGACAAAAGTATCTACTGACGGATGGGACGAGGACTTCGTTGACTACATTATATCTAAATACAGGGGCGTCAACATCGATAGTATTGAGCGCGAACAGGAGGGCAGGCGCAGCATAAGCCTTACGGATAATGCATATGAAGCCGACGAGCTTATTGAAATAGTTTACGGATACCAGAGACTGATTGACGAAGAGGATGGATCCGAAGGAATTTACTGCACAGTATTTCACAAGGAGTTCAGCGGAAACGAGGTTGTCCCTGGCTATGCTAAGTTTGAATTATTAAATGGATACGAGGACTACCCAGTAGTAGTAACTAGACTAGCTGAGGATACGAAACGTCTATACGACACTCAGACTATCCCCGACATTCTTCGTGGTATACAGAACCAGGTAAAGGTCGAAAAGGATTCCAGGATTGATCGCAACAGCCTCGCTACCCTACCCCCGATTCTTCACCCAGTAGGACAAGCACCTACGGACTGGGGACCAGGTCGAATGATTCCATATCGCCGTAAGGGTGATCTGGATTTCGCTCCTACCCCTGCATACAATCAAGGATCCCTGGAGATGGAAACCACCCTAACGGATCTTGCGGATCGACTTGTAGGTCTGGATGAGAAATCACAGATTAGCACAGTCCGACAGCAGTTCCTTGTGGACAAGTTCCTTAGCCATACTGCCGAGGTTCTTAGAATGTCATTCAAGTGCTTCCAGCGATTCGGTCCTGATGAAATATTCTTCCGAGTAACTGGTATACCTGACGCACAGGTGTTCAACAAGGGTAACCCTGATGAGAACTTTGATATATTAATTAACTTCGATGTCCTCAATGCGGACCCAGAAAACGTCCAGGCCAAACTAAAGCAGTTCGCGGAACTGACTCAGTTCAATACTAATAATAGAATGAGCATGGATAACTTCCTGGACATTGCTGCCAGTGCAGTTGACCCAGTCATGGCGGATGCTATTCTTCAGCCAGTTGAAAGCGCTCAAGAAGAAGTGGTCAAACAGGTTACTGATGACTTAGCCAAAATCTTTGCTGGTATTGAAATGCCAGCTAGACCAGCAGGAGCGCAGATTGCTATGCAAGTCATACAGGAATACACCCAGCAACCAGACATTGCACAACGTGCAGCCACCGATGAAGCCTTCTCTGCAAGATTACAAAAATATGTTGGTCAGTACACGTTCCAGATGCAACAAGCCCAGAATGCTCAGATTGGTAGAGTCGGCACGGCCCCTGCACAGATGGGTGCTGTTAGTACTCAAAATATGTAGTATTGCTTTATTAACCAATACTTGCAGAATGATTGAGAATAAGACACCCTCACAATTTGCCTTACAGCGAGTTCGTGATCAGCGTTCACAGAGTTACTATGATATGCTTTCCCTTAATGAGGGCAACAAACCTAAGGTCTACAAGGACAGCAAGGGTAATCGCACAATAGGAATTGGCTTCAATCTTGAAGACGCTGGTAATAGAAATTTTCTGAAGCAGAAGGGAATTAACATCAATGAATTGTTCGCTGGAAGGGAGTTAACCGACAGGGAAACAAAAACCCTTTACAATCATAGCCTGACACAGGCGTTCAGGGACGCTCAGTCATATGATCCTAATTTTGCTAAGAGACCCGAAGCAGTTAAGATGGCGCTAGTGGATATGGCTTTCAACCTAGGTCTAACCAAGTTAAATAAATTCGTGGAGATGAAAAAAGGTCTCATGAATAATGACTACAATGTTGCAGCTGATGAGATGGTTGATAGCAATTGGTACAAACAAGTGAAGTCCAGAGGTCCCAGGATGGTTGACGTTATGCGTTCGGCAGCAAGATAAATGAATATTCAAGAAGATATAAAGGCTCTTCAAGGTTATGAGTCCTTTGCTAGATTCATCAATTTAATTCACTCCCTCAGGGAGGAAACAATTTCGGAGTTACACGAAGCTCCATCGGACAAGATGCAACAGATATCAGGTCGAATAATTACCTATGACCAGATACTGCAAATGTGTGATTGGGAGAAACTTCAAGCAACTTTTAAGGACAGGATGTAACCACCTGTGCTATAATCCAAATATCGCAATCTCTCGGCGTAAATGAGTGGCTATTATGACAGATGAAATAACGACTGCTGACTCTGGGGCAGACACAAAACCAGTGGCAAATACTAATATATCCGTAACGGATCTTGCAAATCGTCGATTGGGCGAGATGACACCTGAGCCAAAGGCTGAGGAAGAGTCAGAGCCAGTTGCTGATGAATCAGTTGAAGAGAACTCAGAAGAGGCTGTTGAGGAAACTCAGGAAGCCACAGAAGGGAACTCAGAGGTTGATTTAGATTCCGAGGATGTTCTTTCACAGATTGACTTGGACACCATGTCCGAGGAGGAATTACAGGAGTTATCCGAAAAACTAGGCAGTAAGGCTGTTGCTAGATTTGGTGCTTTGACGGCAAAACGCAAAGCAGCAGAGGAGCGATTAGCAGAACTTGAGGCAGAACTCAAGGATAAGAAGAACCCTCTTGAAACTCAAAAGGCAATAGAAAACAACCCCTTCAGTTCATTGGAAACAATTGAACAGTTACAGAGTAAATCTGCGGAGGTTGATAATATTATCGAATGGGCCGAGGACTTGTTATTTGAGAGCGATGGCTACGCCGCTGACGATGTAATAACAGAATTACAGGGAAGCGAGTTAACCAAGGCCGACGTTAGACGATCACTACTCCAGGCCAGAAAGGCAAGTAAGACATTTCTACCCGACCAATTGCGTAAGGTAGAGGCCCAAATGAAAGGGACTCAACTTGAAGCTGCATTTGAAAAACGGGCAAAGGATGAACTATCTTGGCTTACTGGCGACGACAATGATACCAGGAAACAATACGAATCCACAATATCTGATCCAAGGTTTAAAAAAATCAAGGAAGTCGTTAAGAGGGAGGCACCTGAAATATCTGGTCAACTTGATTACTTCTTTGCTCATGCTGCTAATAGCATCTATGGTCGCAAGGCGGTGCCTCAGGGCAAATCGGGTATGACTATGAGTCCTCCTAGAACTGGGCCAACTGGCTCCGCTAAATCGGATAAGTCACAGTCAAGAACTGCTAAGGCCATCAAGGACTTGCAAAGTCAATTCCATCAATCGGGTAACGCTCGTGATTTCGCTGCACTTAGAAAACTACAAATGGCTTCACGCCGTTAACTTAACTCATTAATAATTAAATAAAATGTCATTCTCAAATACATTCGATACTACAAATACGGGATCGGCTGTTTCTAACCGCGAAGACTTGACTGACGTCTTGACTATCCTCGCTCCCGAAGAAACACCTATCCTTTCGTCTGCAAACAAAGAACGTGCTACTGCAACTAACGTTGAGTGGACCGTTGACAGTCTTTCGGCTCCCAGCACTGCTGGTATCTCCGAAGGTGCTGATGTTACTGCATTCACTGATCAATTCGCTGGCCGCGCTCGTCTTGGCAATCGTGTTCAAAAGTTCCGCCGCGACTTCATGGTTTCTGACCTACAGGAAGCAGTGGACTCCGTTGGTCCCGCTAAAATCGCTCAAGCCGAAGCAAAGGCTATCCGTGAACTAAAACGCGACGTTGAAGCTACACTTGCTGGCACTCAAGATTCTGCTACAGAAGATGGTGCTGGAACAGCTAACCGCCTTCGCGGTCTTGGTGACTGGCTTGACTCCGCTGGTCCTTCTGACGTTCCTGCTGCATTCCGCACACCTGCTGACAGCATCAAGGATCAAGGTGGAACTGCAATCACTGAATCCGAGTTCAACGCAATCATTGCTTCTATATTCAAGGTAACTGGTTCTACCAATAACTTGATGATGGTTGCAGACATTGGTGTTCGTCAAACTATCAGTGACTTCGCTCGCACAACTGGTTCTGCTACTGACAATGTTCGTTCGGTAAACTACGACGGCAACAGCGGTAAGATTAAGCTATCCGTTGACTTATACGAGTCAGATCACGGCGTAATCTCTATTGTTAACGCTAACCCTGATTGTATGCCAACAACAACTCCAGCTAATGAAACTGCCTACTTGGTAAACCCTGAGTATTATGGTGTTCATGAGCTAATCCCAATGGGAAGCACTCGCCTACCAAATCTTGGTGGCGGTGAGCGTGGTTTTGTTGACTGTGCATTGACCCTCGGTGTATACCACCCTGGCGCTCACGGTAAGATCACTGATTAATCATTAACCAAGGAGATATAATATAATGGCAACTACAAAATACAATGGTAAGTCAATCCAAGAACTCGCTGGTTACACAGATTCAATCCGTATTACTCACGCGGATTTAACAGCTTCGGCTACGAGTGAAACAATCACAAAAACAGTCAAGGCTGGTCAACAAGTTCGCGGTGTTGCTTTTAAGGTACACACAGCTTTTGACGGAGGAGCAACCTCTGCTCTAAAACTTGATGTAGGTGATGGTGATGATGCTGATGGTTACATCGACAATGAAGAAATCCACGTGGACGCAACTGAAGTTCTCTTCGGCCCTGCTCTTGATGGAATTCTTACTGGCAAAACTTATGCCGCCGATGACACTATCGACATTCTGTTCTCGGCAACTGGTGCAAACGTATCAGTTCTTGACGCAGGTGAAGTTGAAATCTTTTTCAACATCATTAGTCTAAACGACGTCTCGGCAGACTTTGCTGGGTAATTAAAATCTGGTTGGGGGGCGCAAGCCCCCCGCCTTTTTAATATGGAAATAATTGTTCCTAAACTTAAACGCTACTCAGATGGCGAGATTGATCGTGCCTTCATGAAGGAGATTAAGAACGGTTTTAAGCTAGAGAGACAGACAGA